CTAATGAATTTTGGGTACATACCGAACTAAAAGACGAACCCGACGCAGACTTTATAATCTTAACCTACAAGGATAACGAAGCCTTAGATAATAGTATAGTCGAGCAAATAGAAAAGAATCGTTTAAAGGCAGAAACAAGCACTTATTGGGCTAATTGGTGGCGTGTTTACGGCTTAGGTGAAATAGGAATGCTCGAGGGAGTTATATTCAGCAACTGGAAACAAATAGATACAATACCAAAAGAAGCAAAATTAATAGGGATCGGTTTAGACTTTGGATATACGAACGACCCAACAGCAGCAGTTGAGATTTATAGTTATAACGGAACACGAATACTCAATGAATTAGTTTACAAAACAGGAATGATAAACAGCGATATTGCTAAAATACTTCCTGACAGTTGCCCAATATATGCGGATAGTTCAGAGCCTAAGTCAATCGAAGAAATAAGACGGTACGGAAAGACGATTAAAGGCGTAACAAAAGGCAAAGACTCAATAAACTTCGGTATTCAAATAATGCAAAGCCAAGAATATTTGGTAACGTCAAACAGCACTAATTTAATTAAAGAACTACGTGGTTATATTTGGGACACTGATAAAACAGGCACCCGATTAAACAAACCTATTGACTTTAATAACCATTCAATAGACGCAATCCGTTATCACGAAATGGAAGTATTAGGAGTTAATCCTCATTATGGTCAGTATTTTATTCATTAATTTACATAAATGACAGATGACCTACCGATGATGGTGCGCATAGTTGAGAAATATATCTTAGAAAAGAAAGGTGTTAGTGTTCGGATAGTATTTGATGATCCTATGAAAATACGAATACATACTCAAATGTTGGCAAAAGCGTTTGATATTGCCTTAGCTTACTACAATTACAAAATATAAAGTTAAATAATTATGACAACGGAAATAGTAATTCCTACAAGTTTAAGTGAAATTCCATTAATGAACTATCAAAAGTTTATAAAACTGGTTGAGGGTTCAAACGATGAAGAACTAATAGCACAAAAGTCTATTGAGATTTTCTGCGGTTTAAATATGCAAGACGTATTAAAGATTAAATGGAGTGATGTCGTAGGGTTAGCAAATCATTTTAACGGGTTATTTCAGCAAAAGGCGGAGTTTAAAACAACGTTTAAAATAAAAGACATGGAATTTGGGTTTATACCTAACCTTGAGGATATGAGCTTTGGAGAGTATGTTGACTTGGACCATAATATAGGCAAGGTTGAAACATTCCACAAAGCAATGGCAGTTTTATACAGACCGATAACCAAAAAGACGAAAGACACTTACAGCATAATGGGTTATTCAGGAACGGATGAATTTGCCGAACTAATGAAATACGCTCCTTTAGATATTGCAATGTCTGCTTCGGTTTTTTTTTATCGTTTAGGAAACGACTTAGTTCAAGCTTCGCTTACCTCTTTGGAACAGGAGATGAAGAAGAACAAGGAACTACAAGCGACTATTCAGAGCGGGCTCAGTTCAACAAACAATGGGGATGGTATAATTCAATCTATGCACTCGCTAAAGGAGACGTTACAAAGTTTGATGAAGTTACCAAATTGGGAATACGCAAGTGCCTTACCTACCTTACTTACGAAAGACAAAGAACTGAAATAGAGAATAACGAATTAAAAAGAAAAATGAGACATGGGTAATTATTATAATTTACTTGACACTTTAAAAGGACATTTCGATAACGACGCGTTTATTAATACGGTTACTGAAGGTGATATATTTGCAGTTGATTTATCTAAACAAACAATTTTTCCTTTAGCTCATATAATTGTAAATAGTAGCACGATTGAGAATAACATAATTCGTTTTAACGTATCTATTTTATGTATGGATATAGTTGATATTTCAAAGAACGAAAACACGAATATATTTATAGGAGACAATAACGAACAAGACGTTTTAAATACAATGTTTGCAGTTCAAAATAGACTTTACGAAAGTTTAAGACGTGGAGACTTATTCAGCGATAATTTTATGGTTGACGGAAACGCAACAGTTGAGCCATTTGCAGAAAGATTCGAAAACTACTTAGCAGGTTGGACAATGACCTTAGATATTTTAGTGCCTAACTCAATGACAATTTGCTAATGAGTGAAGTATTAAAAGCTTTAGAGAAATTTAGAAATGAGGTTGTTAAGGAAGCAAAAGCAGAACTTAAACGCCAAAATAAAAACTCGTCCGGTAAATTAGCTAACTCAATACAAGGCGAAGTTAAAGAATTTCCTAACTCAATAGGTATTTACTTTGACATGGAGGATTACGGAAACTTTCAGGATAAAGGAGTTTCGGGTAAGTTCAAAAAATACAATACAGAATACAGCTATAAATCTAAAATGCCGCCCCCAAGTAAATTGGATAAATGGATAGTTCGTAAAGGAATCGCACCTCGAAATGTAGCAGGTAAATTTCAGTCAAGAAAAGGATTACAATTTGCAATAGCTAAAAGCATATTTAAATACGGAATTAAACCTTCTTTATTCTTTACTAAGCCATTTGAGAAAGCATTTAAGAAACTTCCCGATGTCTTAATAGATAAATACGGATTAGACGCTGAAACGCTTTTAAATTCAATATTAAATCAAAACTTAAAAAATATAAAATGAGTATTTTTGCACGTTCACCTTTTATAGTAACAATAGCCGAAAGTGGTCAAGAAGGTTCAAAGGTAGAGTTAAGAATTTGGAATGGCACGGGTTCAGCTCCAACAGACCCTCAATATACACTTAGCAAATTAATTCCAGCTTCAAACAACGTAAACACGTATTATAATATTTCACCTTACATTCGTGAATACCTAAATTTTGATGAACGTCAAACTAACTGGAATAATAATACAACTACTCCAACGGATCAATGGTGTAACGTACAAGTAAAACGTTATAAATTAGATACGGGTGTCTACACTTTATTAGACACTACAAGCTATAAAGCATTTGATGGGTTCGGTTATTATGAGCAAGGTTATAACCCAACTTTAAGCTACGATATTTTATGCGATGAGGGGACTTTCTTTTATGCTTACGACGCTAACGAAGACCCAAGCACAAACACGGATTACAGAAGTAACTTTATAACTGTAGCTACAACGACAACAGCAGTAAGAGCAAGGTGGACCAAGTTAGAAATATTTTATGTTTTATCAGGTGTTGTTTTATATACTGGATATTTTGAGCCTTACTTAAATTGTAAATATACGCCGATTGTATGCGACTTTGTAAACAAGTATGGAGGTTGGCAAAGAACTTGGTTCTTCGGTGCTTCAAATGACACGTTAAGCATTGAAAAGATGGATTATAATTTAATGCAAGGAGCTTTTCCTAACTACGATACTTTAGTAGGACAAAGAAAATCATTTAACGTAAACGGCAAAAAGACGATTAAGGTAAATACTGATTGGGTGCGTGAAGACTTCAAAGAAATAGTTAAGCAGTTAATGTTGAGTGAAAGAATCTTACTTAATTCTTTGCCAGTAAAACTAAACACGCAAAACACGGAGTTATTCAAAAGCATAAACACGAAAATGATTAACTACCAAATGGAGTTTGAATTTGCTTACAATGCAATTAACAATGTAATATGAATCGAGTAGTAGGAATATTTATAGAGGGTGTTCAATTAGAACTATTCAACGACGAACAAATTAACGTTACTTCAAGCGTTCAAAACATTTCGGATATATCAAAAGTATTCACTGACTTTTCGCAAAGTTTTACCGTTCCTGCTACGCCTCATAACAACGAGATATTTGAACACTTTTATCAATCGGACGTAAACCCAACAATAGACCCTAACATACGGCGTTCAGCATTTATAGAAATAGACCTTACTTTTTTTAGACGTGGTAAAATACAACTTGAAAAAACTAACCTAAAAAACGGACAAGTAGAAAGTTACACTATTACTTTTTATGGAGATATACTTGCGTTAAAAGATAAGTTCGGAGAGGATAAATTAAAAGACTTAGATTTTAGTAGTTTAGAATTTGCTTTTGATGGAACTGAAATATACGATAGGATAACTGACACGTCAACAGATTACGATGTTCGCTATCCGTTAATTGCTAATACGAGGTTATGGGAATATCATCACGGGACGCAGGATATAACACAAAACGCACACGCTATTCAATACGATGAGCTTTTTCCTGCAATTCAAGTAAGTAAGATATTTGAAGCTATTGAGGATAAATACGGGATTACTTTTCAGAGTTCTTTTTTTAATGACCAAAGATTTAGAAGGTTATTTTTATGGGGCAAAAACACGAATGCTTATGAATGGGTAAGTGAACAATCTGATATTGTAATAGATCAAATTATAGCAACTGTTATTGCAGACCCTGATATTCCTGACCCTTCTTCACTTGAATATGTAAATATTTACGAAGATTATATTAATATAAAATACGCACCCATACCAACACAAACGCATACAGTGTATTTTGAGGTTTTAAATTTATCGGCAGCAGGCACTTTTTATATTGATGTTTTCCAAGATGGTAACTATAACCAAACAATAACTGGAGATACTACTGGTAATTTCGGAAACGTATCTTTTCAAAATACAATTGGTTTAGATACTAAATTAACATTTAAGTTAAGAGCAACAGCACCTATGAATGTTGATTTAAATATCATTTATCAAATAACAAGCAATCAAGGATTAAGTAACATAGCGCAAATAAGTACAGTTCAAACAGCACTAACAGGAAACGTGAATTTAAATAACGTTGTTCCTGATATGAAAGTTGAGGACTTTTTACGTGGTGTTTTATTAGATTTCAATATGACTTGCGTAGGCGTAGAAGAAAACGTTTATCAAGTTTTGCCTTTAGATTTATGGTATAGTCAAGGGGCTATTGTAGATATAACCGAATACACGGATTTAGATTCAATAGACATTGAACGCGTTAAGCTATTTAAGAAAATAAACTTTAAATATCAAGAAAGCGAATCGTTTGTAAACAAAAATTACTTTAGGACTTATAATCAACAATACGGAAGTTTAGAATATAAATTCGATTACGATGGAAGTGAGTATGTAATAGAAAGCCCATTTGAAAATTTGTTATTTGCACGTTCAACAGATGGGGCTAATTATGCGATATTAGGATATGCACTTAATGAAAATTAT